TCTGCATATAGCACTCCCTCTGTTGAATTTATTAAGTCGCTATTACCAGCGTTGTTTAATGTTTCTGCTGCTCTTGTTTGTGTGCTTCCGTTTGTTGGTATGTAGCTTGTTGCGTAAGAAAGAGCTTCTGCTTGAGCTGCAAATATTGAAATATCTACTGTATCATCTGCACCTGTACCACCTCTTAAACCAACTGCCAATACATAAGTAGATGATGAATGTGAAAACGTAAATCTTTGCCATTCGCTTGTAACTACTGCTGTATCTCCTGTTGAAACAGTATTTGCAAAATAAACATTTTGATTACTTCCTGTGTTTGATTTCATATATATAGAGATGGTTTGATTACTACTACTACTATATAAATTATATATTAAACTTTGGTCAGAGTTAGTTGTACCACTATTTAAATTACATTGTAATCTTGTTGCATTTAAAGTACCATCTGGACTTATAGAATAATTAGAAGTTACAACTGCTGCACTTCCAGTACCAACTCCTAACTTTGTCCAACTGCTATCTGTAAAATCTTCACTATGAGTAACCAAGTTAGTACTCTGATTTTCAAGTAAGATACTTGCAGTTCCATTAGTATAATCTAATCTCGGTATATTAGTTGCTGCTGTTTCTATTAAGTAATCAGGATTAACTCGTGTAGCACTTGATGTTCTTGTGAAGTCGAAATCTCCGTCACCAACAGGAATAGCTGGTTTTATAGAATTTAACACACCTACCCCATAAGCTGTTGGAGTGGTTACAATACTTGCTTTTTGTAGTAAATTACTCATAACATTCTTTTAAGTCGTTTAACAATTGAATAGTCATTGTATTATTCTCATACGTTGAAACTCTACGTCTTAAATCTGATTCCAAATAAGAAACATAATAATCATCTCCCCATTCTACATCATTCTGCGCAGTTCCCCACCAAGAATAACTATAAACTAAACCCCAATTTGATGTGTTCGCTGTTATACTCATAATTTATTTCTACGTTTAGCGTGTTCGTTTGTGTCCACATATTTCTTTTTTAGATATTGCACTAACTTTACAATATTCTCTTTTTTTTGTTTATATCTTATAGTACCCATCCACCGAAATCTGCGTTAGAAGTGTCTGGATATGTGTCATCCTGTGTATTTGCGTTGTACTCAGGATATGTATTTTGATTATAGACCATAAAATCTATAAAGTTATTAGTGTAAAATTGTGCTATATCTCTATATTTTTCTACTAAATAATCTACTTCGTCTTTATCTACTGTTACACTACTTTCACTTGTATGCTTATATACACCACCATTAGCGACTGTATAAGCAGCAAAAGGCATATAACATACTAATGCCCAATAAATAGTCATAGGCTTCACATACGTCTCTAAAAGCGTTTTGTAAGCTGCATTTGCTGGGTCGTTAATAGTACCAGCTATAATTAAATCTTGAATCTTTTCAAGTAGTTTAGTTCCTAAATAGTTTTGTACCTCTGTATCTTGAGCAATTTCTACCATATAGATAAACTTGTCTGGGTCTACATTTCCAGAAAGTACAGAATACCTCTTTACGTCTTTAGTTGTTATAAATAATGCTTTTGCCATAGTATCTTATTTTGGGTATGCTCCTCTGTTTGGCATATTTTCTGGTGCAATTCCAGCTTGTTTAGAACCACTTGGGTTTTTCATATAACTTTTAGGAATAGTACGAGTTTTTTTATAGTTACCTAAATTCTCTGATGGTTCTGTATTGCTTTCAAGCCTATATAAGACCTTTTTCCACTTATGTCTGCAATATATACCACCCTTGAATTTAAATAGGTCATACGCTTGTCTATTATGCCCTAATTGTCTGTTTACACCTTCTCTTGATGCTTTGTCTATGTCTTCTATTCTCCATACTATACCAGCACTTGCCATATTCATCATATTTCTACAAAAAGGTCTTTGTGATAAACTTGGTTTATAAGAACCTCTTGCATAAGTATATCTAATTTTATATAATCCGTTTTTAGAATCTAAATAACTAAAAGAGCTTCCGTTTTTCTTTGAATCTATTTCATCTTTTAATCCTAATAAACCTTTTACTTTAGATAGAGTACTTTTTTTCTCTTTTATTAAGTAATTAGCCCAATCTTCATTATCAATATCATCTTCTTCATTTATTTCGTCTACATATACATATTTATCAGACATCTTTTCTCCACTTTCTGCTAAATGTCCTAAAACACTTTCAGTTTCTTCTTCAGTCATTTTTATAGGTACACAATTAGGAACTTCTTTTCCGTCTTTGATTTTCATACCATATTGCTCATATCCAGCTTGACAAGGTTTTTTTAAGTCTACTATTTCATCGTGAGATTCACAAGGCATATAATACATTACTCCATCTTCTTCGTGTTCGTGATAACCTTCACATCCTTGCTCTAAAGCTTTTGCTTCTGCTTCTTCTTTAGTCTTGTAAACCTCTATTCCGTCTATTTTTTTAAGACTTAACTCATATCCAGTCTCTTCTTCAATAATTTCTTCGTTTACTATGTCTATATCACTAAATTCAATTGGTTTTAGAGTTTTAAAGTATAAATCTAAAGCAATATCATTAACTGATAAAATAGCATCAATACATTCTATTACTTGGTCTTGGAAACAACGTATTACAATATTGTCAAATAATTGTGTAGCGTTTTTAATTTCTTCTGCATTATTACCAAGTCCATCATTACCTTCACGTATACCAAGAAGCATTGGAGATGTAACCCTATGACCAACGATTAGCTTTCTAAAGCACTCATCAGCTAAATACTGATAGTGTTGAGGCGCATCGTTTAAAGGAATATCATCAATTGTGGTCTTTGATTCAGAATTGTTATTAAAAGCAACGATTACTTTTTCTCCTCTGCTTCCAGTTAATTTACCTAATACATCACTTTTTATAGCTTGCATTTTTTCTGGGTCTGGTACTCCGTTGTTAAAATTAACCACTTTAGTGCCACTAAATCCATTTATACAATCATTTATAAGGTAATCTCCTATTTCGTCCTCTAACACAGCGTAAGGCATCGCAGAAGACCAATCTGGACTACTATAATAGTATTTACCAGCTTCATATGGCTTTAAAACATACATTTCTACTCCATTTGCTTTACCAAAACCAAATGCTGGTATTCTTTCAGGTTTTTCTGTAGGTTTTAAGTTTTCCCAATTATTTGAGTAGTACCATCCTTCAATTTCTCCTTTGTCGTTACATTTTTCAGCTCTTAAAGTTTCCATAGGAAAGTGATGTACTTGTTTTACTTTTCCATCTTGGTAAACTAATTGAAATGCAGCCATTCCAAGTACTTTATAATCATTTATGAATTTTCTTAAATCAGATTTCTTAAATAAAGACATCATTTGAGCATATTGCTCTGGTCTTTTATCTCCATCGTGTGCTGCAAGACCTTTTCCATAAATCATATTAGAAATACCTATAGAAATAGCTCTACAAGTTGTTGAGTTGTTGTTTACATCAATAATGTAGTTAAAGTAGTTGTTATCTACTCCGTATTGTACCCAATCTTTGTTTTTTAACTCTACAACCTCTGGTGCTGTGTAAGCTGCTAATTTTGTTACGAAAAATTCGCTCATAATACTACGTATTCGTTAGTTGTTGCGTGTTCTGTATATACATCTTTATTAATACTATATGCACTAATAGTTTGGTCAGTACAGAATATATTGTCTTTATAAACTACGCTTGTTCCATTTAATACTTTTAATGTGTAAAATGTTCCTTCTTTTAGAACAGGACTAAATGTTACATTACCTTGTAGATAGTATTTATCTTTAGTAAATGTTAAACCAGAATATGTAACTGGTGTATTTGTGTCTTGGTCTGTAATAACTACACTATCAGCAGAATATTCACGTGGAATAAACTTTAATTGTTGTGCGCTTGCATTTGTAGTTAGTATTATCATTAAAAGCTTTTTTAAATAACGAAAAAAGTACAAAAGTGTTTTATATAAAAAAAGGGTACTCCGAAGAATACCCTTGATTTTAAAAAAATAAGAAAAATTAAGTTCCTGGTACAACAACAGTATTAGTAGTATCTCCAATAATTGCAGAATCTACAAAATAAGCTGGTTGTTTTTCAGTTCCAGTAAAAGTAATGTTATAACCATTTAAATCTCCCATAGC